ATCCAGTTGATTATGCAACAAGCGGTTTAAGAGCATTTGCTAAATCACTAAGTAAAGAAAGATTAAGATTGTACACCGAAGGTAGATTAGGTGTAATCATAGATGGAACTGGACATAAGTATGGTTCTGTAAAAGATAAGAAACAAAAATTAGAAGCTTTAGGTTATGATTGTTTTATGGTTTTTGTCAATACATCTTTAGAGGTTGCTCTAAAAAGAAATGAAGAAAGAGACAGAGTTGTTCCCGAAAAAATTGTTAGAAAGAGTTGGCAAGATGTTCAGAACAATTTAGCATTCTTTCAAGGCTTATTTGGTATGAGTAATTTCTTAGTTGTTGGTAATAACAAATTTCTTAGTGCAAAACAAGCACAAAGTAAATTTAAAATGTTGGTGGACAAAGGTGTAAAGAAATTTTTGAAAATGAAACCCAAAAATAAAATTGCAAAAGCTTGGATGAGAAAAGAAAAGAAATTTCAAAAAGTATTTAAAGATCCTGGCCAATCTCGTTTCTTTGAAAGTGTAAAAATACCTGTAAAGGTAGGAGATACCATTCTTACAGGAAGATTCAAAAATAAAAAGGTTGTAGTTAAATCTATAGGAAAAGACGAACACGGAATGCCTACAATCAATGGTAAAAAAGTTACAACATTTCGTACTATGAAAAAAGTAAACGAAGCTCCAAGAATACCTCGTAAAAAAGGACAAAGAAGAAATTCAAAGAAACATTCAGATTTGTATACAGATGAGAATCCAAAAGGAACAATCAAAGGATTAAAGTTTGCTACAGTTGCAGATGCTAAAGCTTCTGTTAGTAAGATAAATGGTAGTGGTAAAAAACACGCACATAAAATACAAGCAGCTGTCGCTATGGAACAGAGAGCTAGAGAGATGGGTAAGACTTCACAAGCTGCTGTCTACAGAGCATACATCAATAAGATGAAAAAGAAAACCAAAAAGAAGAATGAAGAATTTGGAGCACCTGCTGGCACACTACCATCACCAAGTCGTAAGATGGTAAAGAAGATGAAGAAGATGGGTAATACTTCAGTTCCTTATGGTAGTGGTTATAAAAAAGCAAAAAATATAAAAGAAAGTCTTGACTCGTATATGGAAAGTGTTGTATATTCTATTGTTGATAATGGGGATAGTACATCTAATTTGGTCGAAAAAAAAAATAAAAAAGTTATAGGAGTATTCGGTGGTAGATTCCAACCATTTCATAGTGGACATTTAGCTACTTACAAATGGTTAAGTAAGAGAGTAGATGAGGCTTACATAACTACATCTAATATAAAACAACCACCACGACATCCATTGAACTTCAAAGAAAAAGTTCAACATATGGTTAAGATGGGTATTCCTAAAAATAGAATCATAGAAGAAAAATCACCTTATGTAGCAAACAATCTTTTGAAAAAATTTAATGCTGATGATACAGCAGTAGTTTACGCTTTTGGTGAAAAGGATGCTGGTAGGTTAAAAGCTGGCACAAAAAAGAGTGGTGGTAAAACTTACTATCAAGACTTTTTGAAAAACAAAAATAATTTAGAAGGATTTGATTTACACGGATATTTTATAACAGCACCAAAATCAGGTAATGTTAGTGGTACTCAAATGAGACAACTATTAGGAGATCCTAACATAGACGAAAAACAAAGACAAAAGTTGTTTAAAAGTTCATTTGGATACTTTGATAAGGGTGTCTATAATATGATGACAAAAAGTTTTAAGAAACTATTTGAATCATTAATATTAACAGATGAACTTATAGAAGAGTTTTTATTAGAAAGCAACACAACCTTAAACGGAAACTTAGATGACGGTCCGTCTACTTTTTACAAAGATTACGCAAATTATAAGAAGGTTTCTACAGAATGGTTAAATTCATTATATGATAAAGCTGGTTGGAAAGTAATAGATTATGTGTTAGATGATAGAGCAAAAAATGGTATAGAGACAAATTATCATTCAGTACCTCTAACATACTTAGACCACGGACAAGCCAATGGTTCTACTACAGCTGTTAATAAATATAAAACTTGGATGGAAGAAGTTGTTAGACCATTGGGATGGGAAATAGTTAGTTGGATGGGAAGTTCAGCTGCTATAGATAATATTATAGGTAGTTTGTTTGCAGCTGGTGCTGATGCTGATTCTTACACAGATGAAGATGGTGATGGGTTATTTGAAAACATAGAAAGTAAAAGTCAATTAAAACAAAGAACTAAAGAAAAGGAGTTATTGCTTATGGGAGGAGCTTACGGACATTTAAGCCATCCATTCGATGATAAAAATCTTACATTTTCAGATTTTAAAACACTAATTATTAATACGCTACAAGGTAACCTTAGTAGTGAAGGAGCAGTTACAGAAAAAACTGATGGACAGAATATAATGATAAGTTGGAAAAATGGTAAACTTATCGCAGCTCGTAACAAAGGACATATTAAAAACCACGGTGCTGGTGCTTTAGATATTAGTGGTGTAAAGAATATGTTTGCTGGTAGAGGTGAAATTGAAAAAGCATTTACTTACGCTATGAGAGATTTACAGGTAGCAGTTTCAAAGTTATCGGATGCACAAAAAGATAAAATCTTTGGTGAGGGTAAGAAGTTTATGTCTTTAGAAGTTATATATCCTAAAACAGCAAATGTAATACCTTATGATAAAGCTCTGTTACAGTTTCACGGAACGATAGAGTATGATTCTGATGGTACTCCAATGGGAGAGAATAGAGAAAGTGCTAGAATGTTAGCTGGTATGATAAAACAGATAAATCAAGATATACAAAAGGCTTTTAAAATTACAAAACCATTTATTGCCAATTTACCAAAGGTAAAAGATTTTAGTAAAAGACAAAGTTACTTTTTAGGTAAATTGAAGAAACTTCAAAACGAATATAAATTAAAAGATACAGATACTTTGTCTGATTATCATCAAGCCTATTGGTTAGAGTTTATATTCAATGGTGCTAAACAAACTGATTACAAAAACCCTGATAATAGGATTTTAATGAAGTTAGTTAAAAGATGGGCTTTCTTTGATAAGTCGTATAAGATACCAACAATAAAAAAAGATTTGAAAAGGTATCCTAAATTTTTAGATTGGGTTTTATCTACAGACAAAAACGACCACTCTAAATTACAAAAGAAACATATTAGAGATTGGGAAGTTCTTTTCTTTGAGTTAGGTGCTGAAGTTTTAAGTAATATGAAAGATTTTATAGCAGCTAATCCCGATAAAGCTGTACAAAAAATGAAAAATGATTTAACAAAGGTAATATCACAGGTAAAAAATGCCAAAGATCCATCTAAAATGGAAATGTTAAAAACACAATTAGATAGATTAAAGGCGTTAGGTGGTTTGGATAGAATAATTCCAAGCGAAGGAATTACTTTTGTATTTAAAGGAAAAGTATTTAAATACACAGGTGCATTTGCGCCAGTAAATCAAATATTAGGTATGTTAAAATATACGAGGTAGCTTATGGCATATAGTAAAGAAACAGAAAGACAAAACAAAGTATTAGGCGATTTATTATCTGGTAGAACACCCGAAAAGAGAGTGATGGTTGGTTACGAAGGTAAAAAAGAAAAGGGTGGTGATAAAGTTAGTAGACTATCAGAAATAATGGCTGATGCCAGAATGCCGATGTTCTGTCCTAATTGTGATAAGATTATGAAGAAAAAATTAGACGACAAAATGTGGATGATGTTTAACCATTGTTTTGATTGTCAAATAGAGATTGAAAACAAAAAAAGAATTGATGGTACTTATGACGAGTGGGCTAAGGAAAAAATTAGACAAAACAAAATTTCTTTTATAAAAGACAACTTACAGAAATTAGAAGAGTGGAAAAATCAAAAAGCTCCTGAATGGCACAACAATGTTGGTGTAAATTATCCTGAGTTAGAAAAAGAAAAATGGAATGTCGATTTAGAAAAGATAACAAAAGAAGCCGATGAGGCTATAGAAAAGTTTACAGAAGAACTAGAAAAGCTGGAGAACGAAAAATGAAAATTTGGAAAATAATACTTGGATTTTTAGGTTTGGTTGGTGGGTTATTTGCAGCTGGAGCAGCTAAGAATAAAGAAGTCAAAAAACTAAAAGAAGTTATTAAAGAAAACAAAAGACAAGAAAAGCAAGTAGAAGAAACAATTAAAAAATTAGAAAGTGGTAAAAAGGCTTCTAAAAAAGAAATAGGTAATCTAAAAAGAAAACTCACTATATCCAAAAAGAAAACTCAAAAGATGCAAGAAGTATATGATAATGATGAAGTAGAATCAGCAGAAGACTTTTTAAGAAAGTTTGCAAAAAGTAAATGAGGCTCAGTATGAAGATATTAAAATATTTTTTAGTAATCTTTTTTGCTATGTCTATGGTTAGAAGTCAAGATACTTTTACCAAAGAAGAAGCATTAGAGATGATAAAACAAAGAGATGCACAGTGGGAAGATAAGATTGCTAAAGCTAATACATTGATAGAATTTCAAAAGATTACTATTGCTAAATCTGATTCAGTTATTATTAAATTAGAAGAACAGGCAAAATTAGATACATTAGTAATGTTGGCACAGAAAAAACAAATTGATTTATTGAAATCACGTGACGAAGCTAATGAAAAGATGATTGATTTAGTTGAAAAGAAATGGTACGAAAATCAATACCTTTGGTTAGGTATAGGATTTATTTTAGGAAAGATATAATGAAACCAGGTGTTCTAAAAGAGGTAATCAAAAAAGAGTATCAAAAGTGTGCTCAAGATCCTGTATACTTTCTAAAGAAGTATTGTGTTGTTCAGCACCCAATGAAAGGTAAAGTTCCTTTTCATTTGTATGAATACCAAGAAAAATCTTTAGCTACTTTTGAAGAACACAGATTCAATGTTATTTTGAAAGCACGACAATTAGGTTTATCAACATTAACTGCAGGATACTCACTTTGGATGATGACTTTTGGGCAAGATAAAAACATATTAGTTATTGCTACTAAACAAGATACTGCTAAAAACTTAGTAACTAAGGTAAGAGTAATGCACGCCAACTTACCCTCTTGGTTAAAACAAAAATGTACGGAAGATAACAAACTATCTTTACGATATAATAATGGTTCACAGATAAAAGCTGTATCAAGCGGTGAAGATAGCGGTCGTTCAGAAGCTCTATCACTTCTAATACTTGATGAGGCTGCTTTCATTGATAAAATTGAACCGATATGGGCTGCTGCTTCACAGACACTATCTACTGGTGGACAATGTATCGCACTTTCTACACCTAATGGTGTTGGTAATTGGTTTCATAAGACTTGGGTTGGTGCAGAAGATGGAACAAATGATTGGAATTGGATTAAGTTACATTGGAATTTACATCCTGAAAGAGATGAAGAGTGGAGAGCAGAGCAAGACAAACTATTAGGCCCATCATTAGCGGCTCAAGAATGTGATTGTGACTTTATCACTTCAGGTCAGACTGTTATTGATGGTGTTATATTAGAAGAGTATAGAGAAAGACACGTACAAGACCCATTAGAAAAAAGAGGTGTTGATAGTAATCTTTGGATATGGCAACCACCAAACTATACAAAGGACTATGTACTAAGTGCTGATGTCAGCAGAGGAGATGGTACAGATTTTTCGGCATTTCACGTTATGAATATAGAAACTATGGAACAGGTAGCTGAATACAAAGGTAAAATGTCTACAAAAGATTTTGGAAACCTTTGTGTAAATACAGCGACAGAATACAACAACGCTTTATTAGTTGTTGAGAATAACAATATAGGTTGGGCTGCTCTACAACAATGTATTGACAGAGGGTATGAAAACTTATTTTACACGAGTAAAGATTTAAAGTATGTAGATACAGAACATCAGATAAATAATAGATATAGAAGTCAAGACAGAAATATGGTAGCTGGTTTTTCTATGACAATGAAGACAAGACCTTTAGTAATCGCTAAATTAGAAGAATATTTTAGAGAAAAGTCAGTAATTGTTCGTTCAAATAGATTAATTGATGAACTTTTTGTATTTATATATAACAACAATAAAGCTGAAGCTATGCAGGGGTATAACGATGATTTAGTTATGAGTTTTGCTTTGACTCTTTGGGTAAGAGATACTGCATTAAGATTAAGAAATGAAGGCATTGAATTAACTAAAAAAACTTTGAGTGGTGTAGCATCACAGATGATACCACAAAAACCAACCAATAAAACGAACTCTTGGGAAATGGATATAGGACCCAACGGAGAAAAAGAATCGTTAGATTGGTTACTTAACTAAGAGGTAAAACTATGGCAGAAAAAGATTTATTTTCAAGACTAAAACGACTTTTTTCTACAAACACAATTGTTCGTAATATCGGTGGAAGGAAGTTAAAGATTGTAGATACAGGACAGTTACAATCAAACGTACAAACAAACTTAGTTGATAGGTATAGTAAGTTGTATTCTAATATGCAACAATATGGATATAACGACCAACTATACGCACAACAAATGAGATTGGGTTTATTTAGAGATTATGAATCTATGGATAGTGATTCTATTATAGCTTCTGCTTTAGATATTTATTCTGATGAGTCTACTATGAAAAATGAGTATGGTAAAGTACTAAACATTACTACAGACAATAATCAAATACACGATATTCTTCACAACCTATTCTACGATATACTAAATATAGAGTTTAATCTATGGCCTTGGGTTCGTAATATGAACAAATATGGTGACTTCTTTTTACAATTAGAAGTTACTGAAAAGTATGGTATTACAAATGTTACACCAATGTCTGCTTACGATGTTGCTAGAATGGAAGGACACGAACCTGATAATCCACAATTGGTTCAGTTTATGTTAACGCCACAAGGTGATGCTAGTAGACATAGTTCAAAGAAACAAGATTCAAAAATATTTGAGAACTATGAGGTAGCTCACTTCAGATTACTTTCAGATTCTAACTATGTACCTTATGGTCGTTCTATGTTAGAGGCTGGTAGAAAAGTTTGGAAACAATTGACTCTTATGGAAGACGCTATGTTGATACATCGTATTATGAGAGCGCCAGAAAAGAGAATATTTAAGTTGGATATTGGTAACATACCACCAGCTGAAGTTGATAACTTTATGCAACAAACAATCAATAAGATGAAGAAGGCTCCTGTAATCGATGAGAAAACAGGTGACTACAATCTACGTTACAATATCCAAAACCTTACAGAAGATTTCTTTTTACCTGTAAGAGGTGGGGATAGTGGAACTAATATTGAAAGTTTAGCTGGGTTAAGTTACGATGCTGTAGAAGACATAGAATATTTAAGAAACAAAATGATGGCTTCGTTGAGAGTTCCAAAGGCTTTCTTAGGATACGAAGAGGGTTTGGGTTCTAAGGCTACATTAGCAGCTGAGGATGTTCGTTTCGCTAGAACGATAGAAAGAATACAAAGAATTATAGTTAGTGAGTTGACTAAGATTGCTGTAGTTCATTTGTATGCTCAAGGATATCGTGACCAAGACTTAGTAAATTTTGATTTGAATCTTACCAATCCATCTACAATATATGAACAAGAAAAGATTGAGTTATGGAATCAAAAAACATCTTTAGCTGATTCGATGATTAGAGATGGATTGATGTCAACGGAATGGATTTACAAAAATGTATTTGGTTTTACAGACGAAGAAATGAAAGAAAACGATGAACAAATAATTTTTGATTACAAAAACAAATTTAGAAGACAACAGATTGAAGCCGAAGGTAACGATCCAGCTAAGAGTGGACAATCACAAGGTACACCATCTGATTTAGCTATGGGTAGAACTGGTCACGAATTAGATGACGAAGGTGGTTCAGAAGAAGGTGGACAGCCAGGTGCTGGAAGACCAAAAGAAGCTAATAAATATGGTAAGGATAGTGGAGCTAGGGGTAGAGACCCATTAGGTGCACACGATAAAAAGACAGCGCATGGTGCTGTAGCTACTCATCATTATGAAAATTTATTCAAACATCTAAGTAATAATGAGAAAAAGCTTATTTTTGAAGCGAGTGAGTTGGAAGATGAATATAAATCCGAAGTATCTTCGCTTAATACTAACAAAAATTAAGTAATCATATATTTATATATGAAGAATTACATAAATGATTGGAGTTAAATATGAGTTCAAAAAATAAACACTCAAAGATACGAAACACTGGTATACTATTTGAGTTATTAACAAGACAGATTACAGTTGATGTCCTAAATAATCAAAAAAGTGGAGCAGCTGCTAAAATATTAAAAGAATTTTTCAATAAAAAAACACAATTAGGAAAAGAGTACGAATTATACAGAGTATTAACTGTAGAAAATTACACATCTGAAATCAAAGCCAATCATTTAGTAGATGCTGTGATAAAAGCTAGACAGAAGTTAAACAATTCTCAATTAAAAAGGGAAAAGTATAATGTAATTAAAGAAATTAAGAGAAATTATGATATAAATGATTTCTTTATGGCTAGAATTCCAAATTATAAAGTAAATGCTTCAATATATAAAATATTTGACTCCAATGTTGATGGTAATCCAGCTTCTGAGACAGATAGCCGATTCACAATCGTAGAACACGTCACAAGAAAACAAATTTCTAATAAAAAGAAAGATAAAAAGCTTGTTGAGGGTTACAAAAAGCAAGAAAAAGATTTAAGACTACTGGCATATACCATATTAGTAGAAAAGTTCAATAAAAAGTACAGTTCTTTAAGTCAGTCACAAAAGAAACTACTTAAAGAGTACATAAATAACATTTCTAACACTAATTCTTTAAAAGAGTTTATAGAATCAGAAACTATTAAGGTGAAAACTAAACTCCAATCATTTTTACCTAAAGTTAATGATAAGGTTACAAAAATAAAACTTAAAGAAGCGATTAACCAAGCTGATACCTTAGTAAAAGGTAGAATAGTTGAAGATAAGCAAGTGGTTACACTAATGAGGTATTACCAATTAGTTAAGGAGCTTGAAAATGTCAAAAGCGGATAAGTTAAAGGAAGCCATACGACAAATAGTTCGTGAATTGTTGCAATCAGAGATAGAAGAAGCTTCTACCTCTGCTGCTACACCTGGTTATCAGACTCCTATGGCATTTAGTGGTGGAAGAAAGAAAGATAAGAAGAAAAAAAAGGACATAGCTAACGCTGCAGGATATGATATTGTAAAAGAGGGAAGATATCACGACTATAGAAACGATGATACTTTGTCACCAAAACAAAAGATTGGTCGTTCTATGAGAGAGATTAGAGATAGTCTCAATGAATTAAATAGGTTAGTTAAGATGAATGTTCGTCTTAAAAATGAATTAAATGTGGATTCGAGGTCGTATTGGAAGAATACACATAAGGCTTTAAACAAAATAAGTGAGAGGTTAGTAAAACTAGCAAACAAAGTTGGTCAGTTACAGTAGTTTCACTATGGCGTTTGAAGACAAAAAGAAATCCTATATGGATACTCTTTTTAGCATTTCTACTCTGTTGAAAAGATGGCAGGTTGAAATACAGAAAAAAGATGTAGATAAGAATTATATGTTGAGAAGACTTGGACAGTGGATAGAACACTTAGAAAGTCTCAAACACGAAATAATGATGGAGAAAGACAAATGATTTCACTATTAGAAATTGCACAAACTATCAATGAAGTTGATGACGACAAAATCATCAAGTATAAAGATAAGGATGGTGAGTCTCAAGAAATGACTGCTGGTGCTGCTAAAAAGCAGCCAGATGACCATCCAGCAAAAGTTGCTTATAATAAAATGTCAGGTGATGATGGCGATGATAGTGAAAAAGATGCCGGTGGTAAGTTAGGTGGTAGTGATTTTGAAAGAGATGGTGGTGATAATGAAGATAAACCAGATATGGATTCTGATGATTCTGATAGTGCTGATGCAGAAGATGATGTCAAAGCTGATTTAAGAAAAAACCCTGAGAAGTTAGATGATATGAGTGCTGAAGAGTTAGAAGATGTATTTCCATCGCATGAGGAATATATGGAATTTGAGACTCTTAGAAATCAAAAAGTTCTCAAAGATAGACATCCAAAACTTCACAAATTAGCATCACAATCCATTCAAGCTAAACAAGAATTAGAGAGTTTAGAAAAAGAACTTAAAGATAAATTGGGAAGTGGAGAGTTTGCAGATCCTTTTGTAAAAGGTAAAGAAGATCCAGAAGGTAAAAAGAAATTTGAAGATCATCAGCAAAAAATTAAAGACGCAGAAGAAAAAATGGAAGATGCCAGTAATGAGGTATACTACTATCAACAAGACAACGCTAATGCATTAGATGGCGATGATATACCATACGATGTTGAAGATTTAGTTAGAGGTGAAGGAAATAAAAAAGATGAATCGATTAAAGTAATCGATGGAAAAAAATATAAAGCAATAAAGGAATCAAAAAAGAATCCTCAATTATTTAAAGAAATTTATGAGAGAACATTTAGGAGTTTGAAATGAAACAATTAATAGTAGACTATATACCATTTGAGGTAAGACCAGACCAAATTAATGAGTCGATGAAAGAAAACAACGGAAAGTTAGTTGTCAAAGGTATTTTGCAAAGAGCAGATACTAAAAATCAAAATGGTAGAGTATATCCAAAAGAAATTCTAATGCGGGAGGCAAAGAAGTATTCAGAGAACTTCGTACAACAAAAAAGAGCTATGGGTGAGTTAGACCATCCTGAATCATCAGTTGTAAATTTACAGAATGTATCTCATAATGTAACAGATATGAACTTCAATGGTGATGATTTAGTTGGTACAGTAGAAGTTCTAACTACACCGAGTGGTAATATTCTTAGAGAGTTATTTAAAAATGGTATAAAGTTGGGTATCAGTTCTCGTGGTATGGGTTCAGTTGAAACTATGCACGAAAGTGGAGCACAAGAAGTGCAAGACGATTTTGAATTAATTGCTTTTGATTTTGTTTCTAACCCATCTACACACGGTGCTTTTCTTCATCCAATGAATGAGAGTGTGGATAAGAATTTAGCAGTTCGTGATACTAAGTATGGTAGAGTTGAAGCTGTAATTAATGATATAATGAGGGGATAAAAAGTGCCAGCTGCTTCAAAACAACAACAGAAATTTATGGGTATAGTTAGAGCTATACAAAAAGGTGATGTGCCAGCTAGTAAATTTTCTAAAGCTGCTCAAAAAGCTGCTAACTCTATGAGTAAAGGTTCTGTTAAAAAATATGCTGCTACAAAGCACGATGATTTACCAAAGAAAGTAAAAGAGATGTATGAGTCGGTATTAAATGAGAATCCAGCCGTTATAGCTACAGCGGCTAGAATGGCTATACAAAATAAACAGGGAAATAAAGTATCTGTAAATACTGCTCGTCAATCTTCTTATGCTAGTAAAGACCCATCTGCACATAAGAAAGCTAAAAGTATCTTTCAAAGAATTAAAGACAAATTTAAAAAGAAAAAAGATGATAAACCAAAACCAAAGAAACAATCTAAATCTGATGTAGATTTTTACAGAAAACAATACACTGGTGAATCTTTAGATGAAAAAAAAGGAGATCCGGAAATAATATCTAAGTTAAGAGATGTATTGAAAAAGGGATATTCATCTGTAAAAGATCCTGTTTCTGGCAGAACTATGAAAGTAGATAGTTACACTGCTTCAGCTATAACACAGGTTTATGACAAAATTAACAGAGCAAACAAAAAGAAGTTTGCTGATTTGTCCTTACTAAAAATGCAAAAACTTGCGATGAAATTTGTAAAATAGATATATTTATATCTAAGGAGAAAAACTATGGCTAACATAAAATTAAAAAATTTAATAAAAGAAATGCAAATCGGCGGAGGAATGGTTTCTAGAAGTCCGTGGGTTAAGGAAGAAGAAGAAAAACCACAGATAAATGTAAAAGAATTGGTTTCTAAAATCAATGCTTTTAATTCTATTGGTGAATCTATATATGGTAAAGGTAATCTAAAAGAGGTTGCTGAAAATCTTTCTTCTATAGCAGAAGGTGCTGCTCAACATACTTTATCTGAAGCTGGTGATATGTTCGACAAAATTACAGTTAGCCGTAATATGAAAGAACTTACAAATCTATCTAAGCAATTTGGTAAAGTAGCTGGTGAAGCTAATTCTTTACAAGAAAGAATGAGTGGGCTATATGAAGATATGGGTAACATCTTAGGTAGATACTATGAGATTGGTGAAAAGCATGTACCAGGTCATGATGATGATGATAGAGATATGAGAGATGATATGGATGAAGCTGAAAAAATGATGTTTAGAGAAGAAGATGATTATAAAGCGTTCTTCAAAAAAGCTATGAAAAAATTCAATGTATCTAATATAGAAGACTTGAGTGATGATGATAAAAAAGATTTCTTCAATTATGTAGATAGAAACTATAAGGCGAAAAACGAAAAAGACTAAGAGGTATTTATGTCAATAAAAGTTGTAGTAAAGAATAATAATTACGAAAAAGCTCTCAGTATATTTAAAAGAAAAGTCAAAGATTCAAACCTTATGTATGAACTAAGGGAAAGAGAGTTCTATAAAAAACCATCTGCGGTAAAAAAAGAAAAGAAAAACAAAGCAAAAGCCCGTAATTATTGGAAAAAGGTTAAATTAATGGAAGAAGATAGCCGAAACAGAGGAAGAAAATTCTAATTCCTTATATTTATATATATCAAAACTAAATACACCGTTCTTCTTATACGGTGTAACCGAATATAATAATTCTATTATAGTTCCCAATAACTATACTAAATCCTAAACAGGAGAAATAATAATGGATGATCTCTTAAAAGAAGCAATTGCTGACGCTAAAGCAGTTCGTGAAACAGCTTTAGAAAATGCTAAGATGGCTTTAGAAGAGGCTTTCACTCCAAGATTGCAGAATATGCTATCTCAAAAAATCCAAAACGAAATCGAAGATGAAGATGACGAAAAGAAAGACGAAGATGTCGATCTAGAAGAAAGAGATGACGATGAAGATATGGAAGAGAGAGCTATGAATGATGAAGATGAAGATCCTTCTGATGAACATTCTGAAGATGAGTCAGTAGACGAATCTGAAATTATCGAAATCGATGGTGTTAAATATGCACCAATCGTTTCTGAAGAAGAAGACGAAGATGAAGATAAGATGGATGAAGCTGAAGAAGATGACGAAGATATGGATGAAGATCTTGATTTAGAATCTGTAATTAAAGAGCTTGAGTCTGAACTCGATGAAATTGATAAAGATGATGATGATGAAAAGAACGAAGAAATCGAAGAGGGCGAAGAAATTGAAGAAAATGATGTTTCTTCCGATATTGGTAAAGGCGATAACAAAGTTAACGCAAAAGCTAATAGTTCAAGCGGTGGTGGTAGCGAAGGAAAAGCGAAATTAAAAGAAGAGAAAGATGAAGATGAGATGGATGAAGATATCGATCTTGACGAAGTAATCAAAGCTCTTTCTGAGGAAGAAGATGAAGATGAAAAGAAGGATGAAGTTGCAGAACTTAAATCCGACCTTGAAGAACATCGTTCCGTAATCGAAACACTTCGTGGAAAGCTAAATGAAGTCAACTTGCTAAATGCTAAACTTCTATTCACAAACAAACTATTCAGAAAGTATGGTTTGAATAACGAACAGAAGATGAAAGTCGTTGAGCAATTCGATAGAGCATCAAACCTAAGAGAAGTCAAGTTAGTGTATTCTACACTTGGTGAATCTTTTGGTGCTAGAAAAAATGAAATTAATGAATCTAAGGGAAGCGCTTCAAAGCCAGTCGCCTCAACCAAATCTGAAAAGAAAGTAATTTCTGAAGGAAATGATTTGAGAGATAGGTTTAAGAAGTTAGCTAACCTAATTTAATTGGGAGACAATATAATGTCAAACTTTGAAAATCTAAGCGATGTGATGGGTGGTCATAACCCTCATCAGGAGCTCCTAGCACAGACTCGTAAATTAGTCGATAAGTGGGAGCCAACTGGATTGCTAGATGAAATCGATGATTCAACTAAGAAAACAGGTATGGCTGTTCTTCTTGAAAACCAGGCTACGCAGCTTATTAAAGAGGCGTCACAGACAGGTACTGGCGGAAATAAAGAAGAATGGTCTGGTGTTGCTTTACCATTAGTTCGTAGAATTTTTGGTGAACTATCAGCACAAGAGTTTGTTAGTGTTCAGCCGATGAATCTACCATCTGGTCTTATTTTCTATTTGGATTTCAAATATGGTTCAGCCGACCAAGCTAATCACGTACAGAATTCCGATATATTCGGAAACACTTCTGGATCTGGTGATGCAAGTGGTGGTCTTTATGGTGCTGGAAAATTTGGATATTCAATTAACGATCAAGCAGCTGAGGGTATTGTAATATCTGGTGCTGCTACTTCATCAGCAACTTGGAAAGATGTTGAATTTGAACCAGACCTAAGTCAGTCTATTGTAGACGGAGATATCATTAAGCTATCTGTAGGTGCTGGCATTTTCACTCGTGCAGACTTTAATGGTGTTCGTGCTTTTGAACTTACTGGTTCAGTAATCACAGCAAACTATCCTGCATATACTGTAGTTGATGATGTAAACAATGTAACTACTGCTAGTTTCTTCTTCAAAGCATCTGCTATTGCTGAAGCAAACAAATTTGGTATTCTTTACCATCAACAGCCGACTGCAGCTGAGCGTGGTGATTTTGAGCAAAGCTCATTCACTACTCCTGGTCCTTCTACTGCTGATGACTTACAGATACCTGAAGTAGACATTAAGTTAAGAAGTGAAGCTATTGTTGCGAAAACACGTAAGTTAAAAGCTGTATGGACTCCTGAGCTTGCTCAAGACCTTAACGCTTATCACTCTGTTGACGCTGAAGCTGAACTTACTGCTATGCTTAGTGAATACATTGCGATGGAAATCGATTTAGAAATCCTCGATATGTTGAAAGCTAATGCTTCTGCTAAGACAGAGTATTGGTCAGCTAAAGTTGGTTTCGAGTACGATCCAAATGCAAATCCGACAACTGATTACTTTTCAGAAATCAGCGGACAGTCTAATGCTTACACCAAACCATCTTGGTTCCAGACACTTGGAATTAAGATACAATCTGTAAGTAATGCTATCCATCAGAAAACACTACGTGGTGGTGCTAATTTTGTTGTTGTTTCACCTGAGACTGCTACAATCTTAGAATCTGTAAGTGGATATATTGCTAATACAGGTAACGCTGAAGCTAAAACCTATGCTATGGGTGTGGAAGCGGTAGGCTCAATCAATAACCGATATACTGTTTATAAGAATCCTTATATGTTGGATAATAGTATACTTGTCGGTTTCAGAGGAAGCAATTTCTTAGAAACTGGTGCTGTATACGCTCCATATGTACCGATGATTATGACTCCATTAGTATACGATCCTCAGAACTTTACTCCACGTAAAGGTGTGATGACTCGTTATGCTAAGAAGATGGTTAGACCTGAGTTCTATGGTAAGGTGATTGTATCACACGCAAACCAAGTTTAATTGAATATCAATTAATCTTACTAAAAAGGGGAAGTGTTTACTTCCCCTTTTTTTGTTTCTTTTATATTTATTATTGAATAATTACATCTTTTTAGGAGAAAAAAATGGAAGCGATTTGGCCAGGTAGTAGTTCATTTTCGACTGGTGATACTCCATATGGATTTTACGATGCCGATACAGACTTTTCAGGTTCTGGCAATCACAATGTAGATAAGTTTTCTGATTGGGCTGCTAAAAGACTTGGATATCCAATAGTAGCAGTAGAGTTACAAAAGGAACAATTTTACGCTTGTTACGAAGAATCTATTACAGAATATTCAGCGCAAGTAAATCAGTTTAATATTAGAGACAATATGTTAGCTTTACAAGGACAAGAAACTGGTTCTGGTGCTGTGAAGACAGATTTAACACATAAAAAACTAACACCTACGATTGGTAGAAATATACAATTAGCTGAACAATATGGTACAGAAGCAGGTGTTGGTGGCACAGTAGATTTTAAAAGTGGTTCTATAGCTATAACCAGTGGTTCACAGGTTTATGATTTAAATGTTCTAATAGGAGAAGCTTCTGAGAGTGGTAATGCAATAGAAGTAAGAAAAGTATTTTATGAGTCTTCACCAGCAATAACTAGATACTTCGATCCTTATGCTGGTACTGGTGATGGTAGTTACAATATGTTAGATTCTTTTGGTTGGGGTAGAAATTCTCCGGCTGTTCAGTTTATGATGATGCCAATGTATGCTGATTTATTGAAAGTTCAAGCTATAGAATTTAATGACCAAATAAGAAAGTCTGCTTATTCATTTGAATTGGTTAATAATAAGTTGAGAATCTTTCCAAACCCAACGGCAAATTATAATCTACATATCAAATATTTAGTAAAGAAAGATAGAGATAGTACTTTACAAGGAACAACAGATGGTGTAATTACAGATTTTTCAAATGCTCCATTTGACAATATGACTTTTGCTAATATTAATGATGTAGGAAAACAATGGATAAAGAAATATGCTCTTGCATTATGTAAGGAATTATTGGGTAGTATCAGAAGTAAATATGCTTCGCTACCAATACCAAACGCTGAAACAACATTGGATGGAGATACTTTAAGAACTGAGGCTGCTACTGAAAAAGAACAATTAGTAGAACAACTTAGAGAAATGTTAGACCAAACAAGTAGAAAAGCTTTATTAGAAGCTGATAAGGATGAAGCAGAATTTCTACAAGAAAAACTAGCTAAAGTTCCTTATCCAATTTACATAGGATAATAAAATGGCAGGAAGATTTTTGCCACAAAGAGACATCGATTTAATTACTCGAGTAACAAAAGAGTTGGTTGGAGATGCACAGAATAATAAGGATGGTTTAATAAATCAAACCTGTGTTATCTATAAACCATCTTTGCAAGAATCTTCAGTAAATATGTATGGTGAATCTGCTGGCGGTAAAAAGGTTTACAAAAACGGAGTTGAAATGAAAGCTCTAATAGACGCTCAAGATTTTGATTACAATCAAGAAGAGTTTGGACCTGATAACAATCAAACTGCCACATTCTCATTTTTAAGACAATCTTTTATTGATGCTGAAATGGTGTTAGAGGTAGGAGATTTGATAGATTGGAATTACGGATATTTTGAAGTTGGTTCTATAAATGAAAATCAGTTAATAGGTGGAATGTTTGATGAAAATTATTCAGTTGTAGCTAATACTTTCTTAATTAGAAAGAGTTCAATACAGATTGAAAGAGTTAGGAGTATTTAATGGCACGTGAAAAACCAATACCACGTTCCGCTAGAAAGGAATTAAATCGTGGTAGAATAAGGTCTAGAGACCAAGACAATGTGAAAAATATATCAGTTGGGTTGATGGATATTGACGCAGCTATTATGTTTTATTTTAACAACACATTAAAGTTAAGTGTAGAAGAAAATGGTGAGTCAATAAAAGTTCCTCTTATGTACGCAAATCCTGAAAGATGGGCGATGGTACAAAATAAAGGTTATTTAGTAGATAACAAAAAACAATTAGTAATACCACTAATAGCTTTTAAGAGAAACTCTATTGAGAAAGACCCAAATCTATCAGTTGATAAATTAGATCCTAAAGACCCTAAACTATTTTATACTTTTCAAAGAAAATATTCTGAAAAAAATCGTTATGATAAATTTTCTGTACAACAAGGATTGAATAAAGTCAACGAATTATACACAGTAGCAGTTCCTGATTATGTTACTTTAACTTACGATTTTGTTATTTGGACATCCTATACAGAACAGATGAATAAAATTGTAGAAAAGATAATTTATTCAGAAGGTTCTTATTGGGGTGAAGATGGAAAATTTAAATTTAGAACACAAATAGATAACTACAGTGATGCCAGTGAAGTATCTGTAAATTCAGAAAGATTAATTAGAACTAACTTTTCAGTCACACTAAGTGGTTACTTAATACCTGAAGAGTTCAATAATGTTGTCACAACACAAAAACAACTCACACCAAAAAGAATATTAATAGGTGATGATGTAAGTGTTAATCTTACAGATTTAGTTGGAACTAAAGATACGAGAGATGTAAAAATAACTGTAACTCAAGGTAGTGGGCAGAAACCAGGAATTGTTTTAGATAGTGAATTGAACATAATACCTGGCACTGGTGTAACAGTGCTTGGAGCAGGTGTGTTCGATGGTTCAGAGGATAAAAACTATACATTTGCTATAGGACAAGATGTGGGTAGAGACCAAGATGTAATTTTTAACACTATGCAGATTGGACAAAATTCTTTTATAATATCGGAAAGAGAAGATGGTAAAGCTCAAGTAGATACAGATTGGGTTGTCTTAGGAAACGTTATAGCAGAAAACTATATCGTAAGTTCATCGGTTACACATATGACTCAATCTTTCAGTAGTGGTTCTACGATATTCGGAGATAGTATAGATGATACTCATCAGTTTACAGGTAGTTTAACTGTATCTGGCTCTGTTACAGTAGATGGTGTTACCACAGGCGATACAAATGCTTATCTAAGAAAGTGTTTTGTTAAGAAAGCCGATTCAATATCCGTACCAAGTACAGCTAGTTTTACAGCTGTTACTGCATCAGCTCCATCGGGTATAACTGCCACAAACGAACAAGACTTTTTATTTTTTATCAATGGCCAATATATGGAACACGATGCTTTAAAAATTCATCAAGCTGGCTCTACATTTCAACTACATATAGATACAGATAGCATAGGTTATGATTTAGAGTCTGATGATGAAATTATCGCACAAGGTAAATTTAATTCATAGTTCCACATTGGTTTTACCATTTCCTTATATTTATTACTATGAGAAAAAGGCATTGGAGTGATAGAAAAAATAGAAAATGTCCAACCTGTAAAAAGATGTTGACATATTCAAGAAAAGATGCTTTTGATAGAGCAGTTGGTAATAATAGTGTATGTAAATCATGCGCTCAGATGGATAGAAAGATATCTTTGGATACGATAGAAAAGATGAAAAAACCAAAGTCTTTAGAGCATAGGAGAAAGATTTCAAAATCAATGAGAGTTCATTGGCAAAGTAGAAGAGAAGAATTATGGCTTTACAAAAAAGTAAACAATTAAATCCTAAACTAACAGGATCATTTTCGCTTTCTGGTAGTTTTGTTGGGGATTCTGTATCTACAGGTTCTTTTGCTCAAATCGAATTTTCTTCTAAAGTATCTGGTTCAGTTACAACTACTGGCTCTTTTGGCACAGTAGAAACTGCTGGTGACATTAATTCAGAGGGTAGAATCTATGAAAAAGGTTCATCCGTAATAGACCACGCTACGGCGATGGCAATAGTATTTGGAGGATAACAATGGCTAATACTTTTAAAAATGCAGGAGTTGCTGTTGGAGATAGTGCTACCACTATTTATACTGCTCCTGCAAGTACAACTGGTGTTATACACGCAGTTTATCTTAGTAATATAGATGGTACAAATGATGTTGATGTAGATTTATTCGTAACAGATACAAGTGCTGGTTCAGATTTTCATATATTTAAATCAGTAGTTGTTCGTGCTAATTCTACTTTAGTTATAGAAAAACCGATAAATTTAGAAGCTGGTGATGCTTTAAAAGCTACTGCTTCAGCAGCTAGTGATTTACAAGCATTTGCAAGTGTATTGGAAATAACATAATATTATGTCTACCGATCCAAAATATATAGGTAAAAATATATTTAACCACGATATTGAACTTCGTGGAGATATCAGCGGTTCAGCTGCTACTACAGGATCGTTCGGACTTTTACAAATAGATGGAGTAGATTATACAGTAGGAACTGGTGGAACTGGTGCAACAGGCGCTACAGGTGGAACAGGTGGTACTGGTCAAACAGGTGCTACAGGTGCTACTGGACATACTGGTGGAACTGGTGGAACAGGTGAAACTGGAGCAACTGGTGGAACTGGCGGAACTGGAACTGGTGGTACTGGTGGTACTGGACAGACTGGGGGAACTGGTGGTACTGGTGCAACTGGTGCAACTGGTCACACAGGCGGAACTGGCGGAACTGGTACTGGAGGAACAGGTGGAGTAGGTGCTACAGGTGGAACAGGCGGTACTGGTCAAACAGGCGCTACAGGTGGTACTGGAGGCACTGGTGGAACAGGTGAGACTGGGCATACTGGTGGAACTGGTGGCGATGGTGTTACTGGAGGCACTGGTGGTACAGGTGAAACTGGTGGAACAGGTGGTACTGGTACTGGTGGTACTGGTGGAACTGGACAAACAGGTGCAACAGGCGCAAGTGGTGGTACTGGTGGAACTGGTGGTTTAGGACAAGCCTCTGCTACTGGTGGAACTGGTGGTACTGGGCAAACAGGCGGAACAGGTGGAACTGGTGAAACAGGTGCAACTGGTGGAACTGGTGGAACAGGTACTGGTGGCACTGGTGGTACTGGGCAAACAGGTGGCACTGGTGGAACAGGTGAAACTGGCGGAACTGGTGGCACTGGAGAAACAGGTGCTACAGGTGGAACTGGCGGAACTGGTGGTGTAGGTGCAACAGGTGGTACTGGTGGTACTGGACAAACAGGCGCTACAGGCGGAACTGGTGGTACTGGCGGAGTTGGAGCAACTGGTGGAACTGGCGGTACTGGACAGACAGGTGGTACTGGCGGAACAGGTGAAACTGGCGGAACTGGTGGAACTGGTACTGGTGGTACTGGTGGCGTAGGTGCTACAGGAGGAACAGGCGGTACTGGACAAACTGGTGGAACAGGCGGAACTGGAGAAACAGGTGCTACTGGAGGAACAGGTGGAACTGGTGGTACAGGTACTGGTGGAACTGGTGGCGTAGGCGCTACTGGTGGTACAGGTGGAACTGGACAAACAGGCGCTAGTGGTGGTACAGGTGGTACTGGTGGTGCAGGTTCAGCATCTTCTACTGGTGGTACTGGTGGTACTGGACAGACAGGCGGAACTGGTGGACAAGGTAATACTGGCGGTACTGGTGGTACTGGTGAAACAGGCGCAACTGGCGGAACTGGAGGAACTGGCGGAACTGGAACAGGTGGTACTGGTGGTGTAGGTGCTACAGGTGGAACTGGGGGAACAGGTCAAACTGGTGGTACTGGTGGAACAGGTGAAACTGGAGCAACTGGCGGAACTGGAGGAACTGGTGGTGTAGGTGCTACTGGTGGTACTGGTGGTGATGGTGCTACAGGCGGAACTGGTGGAACAGGTCAAACAGGTGGAACTGGTGGTATCGGAGCAACTGGTGGAACAGGTGGTACAGGTCAAACAGGTGCTACTGGACATACAGGCGGAACTGGAGGAACTGGTACTGGTGGTACTGGTGGTACTGGACAAACTGGAGGAACAGGTGGAACTGGTGAGACAGGCGCTACAGGTGGAACTGGTGGAACAGGTGGAACTGGAACTGGTGGAACTGGTGGTGTAGGAGCTACTGGTGGAACTGGTGGTACAGGTCAAACAGGTGCTAGTGGTGGAACTGGTGGTACTGGTGGTGCAGGTTCAGCCGCATCAACTGGCGGTACTGGTGGTACTGGACAGACAGGAGCTACTGGACATACTGGTGGAACTGGAGGAACTGGAACTGGAGGAACTGGAGGTACAGGTGAAACTGGCGCTACAGGTGGAACTGGTGGTACAGGCGGTGTAGGTGCAACAGGCGGAACTGGTGGCGTAGGAGCAACTGGCGGAACAGGTGGAACTGGACAAACTGGAGCAACAGGTCATACAGGCGGAACTGGAGGAACTGGTACTGGAGGAACTGGTGGTGATGGTGCTACAGGCGGAACTGGTGGAACAGGTCAAACTGGCGCTACAGGCGGTACTGGTGGTACTGGTGGTGTAGGTGCTACAGGCGGAACAGGTGGTGATGGAGAAACTGGTGGTACTGGTGGTACTGGTGGAACAGGCACTGGTGGTACAGGAGGTACTGGACAAACAGGTGGTACTGGCGGTACAGGCGAAACTGGCGCTACAGGCGGAACAGGCGGAACTGGTGGAACTGGCACTGGTGGTACTGGCGGTGTAGGTGCTACAGGCGGAACTGGTGGAACTGGACAGACAGGAGCTACTGGACATACTGGTGGTACTGGTGGTGCAGGACAAGCAGCTTCTACTGGAGGAACTGGTGGAACTGGACAGACAGGTGCTACTGGACATACTGGTGGTACTGGTGGAACAGGTACTGGCGGAACAGGCGGTACAGGTCAAACAGGCGGAACTGGTGGAACAGGTGAAACTGGAGCAACTGGCGGAACAGGTGGCACTGGTGGTACTGGCACTGGAGGAACTGGTGGAGATGGAGCGCAAGGTGATACTGGAGGAACTGGTGGTACAGGCGGTGTAGGCGCAACAGGTGGAACTGGTGGTGATGGAGCGCAAGGTGGTACTGGTGGTACTGGTGGAACTGGTGGTGTAGGCGCAACAGGTGGAACTGGCGGTGACGGAGCAACTGGTGGAACAGGTGGTACTGGACAGACAGGTGCTACAGGCGGAACTGGTGGTACAGGTACTGGTGGTACTGGTGGTATCGGAACACAAGGTGGTACTGGTGGTACTGGCGGTGATGGAGCGCAAGGTGGAACAGGTGGAACTGGCGGAGATGGAGCTACTGGAGGAACTGGTGGTACTGGACAGACAGGAGCTACTGGACATACTGGCGGAACAGGCGGAACTGGCACTGGAGGAACTGGTGGAACTGGACAAACAGGTGGAACAGGCGGAACAGGTGAAACTGGAGCAACTGGTGGAACAGGTGGAACAGGTGGAACTGGAACTGGTGGTACTGGTGGTGACGGAGCGCAAGGTGGAACAGGTGGAACTGGCGGTACTGGTGGTGTAGGAGCAACAGGTGGTACTGGTGGTGATGGTGCTACAGGCGGAACTGGTGGTACTGGGCAAACAGGTGCTACAGGCGGAACAGGTGGAACTGGAACTGGTGGTACAGGTGGAACTGGACAAACAGGTGGTACTGGTGGAACTGGTGGTGTAGGTGCAACAGGTGGAACTGGTGGTGTAGGTGCTACTGGTGGAACAGGCGGTACTGGACAAACTGGAGCAACAGGTCATACAGGTGGAACTGGTGGAACAGGTACTGGTGGTACAGGTGGTATCGGAACACAAGGTGGTACTGGTGGTACAGGTGGTACTGGCGGTGTAGGTGCTACAGGTGGAACTGGCGGTACTGGACAAACAGGCGGAACAGGTGGAACAGGTGAAACTGGAGCAACTGGTGGAACAGGTGGAACTGGAACTGGTGGTACAGGAGGTACTGGACAAACTGGCGGTACTGGTGGTACAGGCGAAACAGGTGCTACAGGCGGAACTGGTGGTACTGGCGGAACTGGTACTGGTGGTACAGGTGGTGTAGGTGCAACAGGTGGAACTGGTGGTGATGGAGCGCAAGGTGGAACTGGTGGAACTGGAGGAACTGGAGGCGTAGGAGCAACTGGCGGAACAGGTGGTACTGGACAAACAGGTGCTACAGGCGGAACAGGTGGAACTGGTGGTACTGGCACTGGTGGAACAGGTGGAACAGGTCAGACTGGTGGTACTGGTGGAACAGGTGAAACTGGAGCAACTGGCGGAACTGGTGGAACAGGCGGAACAGGTACTGGAGGAACTGGCGGAACTGGTCAAACAGGCGGAACAGGTGGTACTGGTGAAACAGGCGCTACAGGTGGTACTGGTGGTACTGGCGGAACTGGTACTGGTGGTACAGGTGGAACTGGACAGACAGGTGGTACTGGAGGAACTGGACAAACAGGTGGTACTGGTGGTACTGGACAAACAGGTGCTACTGGCGGAACTGGTGGAACAGGTGGAACTGGACAAACAGGTGCTACAGGTGGAACTGGTGGAACTGGTGGGCAAGGAAACAAAGGTGGATTACAATATGAATTTTCAAATGGAACAGATACTACGATTCAACCACCAGCTGGAAGATTTAGATTAAATAATGGTACAATAGGTAGTGTTACTGAAATGGCTCTAAGCCAAACAACTGATGATGGTACTGATATAGAATCATACATACTAACTTGGGATGATAGTAATGATGGTACTAACAGAGGAACTATAGTAATACAATCTAATACTAACAATGATGATACATATGTGATATTAAGGGTAGATGACGATTTAATAGATGAAACAGGTTATGTAAGAATACCCGTAGCATATGTAGCTGGAGCTTTACCATCAAATGCTGAAATATGTGCGATACAATTTATAGCTGCTGGTTCAACTGGTGGAACTGGAGGAACTGGTGGTACAGGTCAAACAGGCGGAACAGGCGGTACAGGTCAAACAGGCGGAACTGGTGGTACTGGAGCAACTGGTGGTACAGGCGGAACAGGTGGAACTGGGCAAACAGGTGGTACAGGTGGAACTGGTACTGGTGGAACTGGTGGTGACGGAGCTACAGGTGGAACAGGCGGTACTGGGGGAACTGGACAAACAGGCGGAACTGGAGGAACTGGTACTGGTGGAACTGGTGGTGTAGGTGCCCAAGGTGGAACTGGAGGAACTGGTGGTACTGGACAAACAGGCGCAACAGGTCATACAGGTGGTACTGGTGGAACAGGTACTGGCGGAACTGGTGGTACTGGACAGACTGGAGCAACTGGTGGAACAGGCGGAACAGGCGGTACTGGACAAACTGGTGGTACAGGCGGAACAGGCACTGGAGGAACTGGTGGACAAGGTAATACTGGTGGAACAGGTGGAACTGGACAAACAGGTGGCACTGGTGGTACTGGACAGACAGGTGGTACTGGTGGAACAGGCACTGGTGGTACTGGTGGTACTGGACAGACAGGTGGTACTGGCGGAATCGGTGCTCAAGGTGGCACAGGTGGAACTGGAGGAACTGGTGGAACTGGTGGTACTGGCACTGGTGGAACAGGAGGAACTGGACAGACAGGCGCTACTGGTGGAACTGGAGGAACTGGACAGACAGGTGGTACTGGTGGTACTGGTGGAACAGGCACTGGGGGAACTGGTGGTACTGGACAAACAGGCGCAACAGGTCATACAGGTGGTACTGGTGGTATTGGAGCGCAAGGTGGAACTGGTGGCACTGGTGGTGTAGGTGCTCAAGGTGGAACTGGCGGTACTGGAGGAACTGGACAAACTGGAGGAACTGGTGGTACAGGTACTGGTGGAACTGGTGGACAAGGTGCTCAAGGTGGTACTGGTGGAACAGGCGGAACTGGACAAACTGGAGCAACTGGCGGAACAGGCGGTACTGGTGGAACTGGTACTGGTGGTACTGGAGGAACTGGACAAACTGGTGGAACAGGTGGTACTGGAGCAACTGGTGGTACTGGAGGTACTGGTGGTACTGGTGGAACAGGTACTGGTGGTACAGGCGGAACTGGACAAACAGGTGGAACAGGTGGTCAGGGAGCGCAAGGTGCTCAAGGTGCTCAAGGTGCTCAGGGTGGAACTGGTGGTACTGGTGGTGTAGGTGCCCAAGGTGGAACTGGCGGAACAGGCGGAACTGGTGGAACAGGTCATACTGGCGGTACTGGTGGAACAGGTACTGGTGGTACTGGTGGTACAGGTCATACAGGTGGAACTGGCGGTACTGGAGCAACTGGTGGTACTGGAGGAACTGGCGGAACTGGTGGAACAGGTACTGGGGGAACTGGTGGAACAGGTCAGACAGGTGCTACAGGAGGAACTGGCGGAACTGGTGGAACAGGTCATACTGGCGGAACTGGTGGTACTGGTACTGGTGGTACTGGTGGTACTGGACAGACTGGTGGTACTGGCGGAGTTGGAGCGCAAGGTTCTCAAGGTGCTCAAGGTGGTACAGGCGGAACTGGTGGAACAGGTCAAACAGGTGGAACTGGCGGACAAGGTGCGCAAGGTTCTCAAGGTGCTACAGGCGGAACTGGTGGAGTTGGAGCGCAAGGTTCTCAAGGTGCTCAAGGTGCTCAGGGTGCTCAAGGTGGTACTGGAGGAACTGGTGGAACAGGTCAAACAGGTGGAACTGGCGGACAAGGTGCGCAAGGATCGCAGGGTGCTCAAGGTGGTACTGGAGGAACTGGTGGTGTAGGTGCTCAAGGTGGTACTGGAGGAACTGGTGGTGTAGGTGCTCAAGGTGGACAAGGCCCACAGGGAGACCAAGGTGCAACAGGTGGAACTGGTGGTCAAGGTGCGCAAGGTGGAACTGGTGGTACTGGAGCAACAGGTGGTACAGGTGGTCAAGGAGCGCAAGGTTCT